AGGAGCAAGTATTACCTTGTCTTCAAATGTTTCCAAGTCATAATTCATAATAGAGTCAGTATACTTGTTTTGCATTTCCACGTAACGAACGTTATTATATTTACGTGGTCCTTTCCCTGTCCATATAGCAGTACCTTCCTTGAACTCCCAATCCATAAATTCACTGTCGAACTTATGAACTAAATTTTCTGGGACTTGAGTCATCACATGATTCAATGCGATCTGATCATTAAACCATTTAAGTTCTAATCCTCCTAGAGTTTTAGAGATTGCCTCACATATGTTCAATGCCGAACGATCAAAGAACACACAACCTGCCGCACACTTGGTTCCTTCTGCTTCCCAACCCACAGTGCCGGGTAACGGTTCACGAGGAAAGTAACCAATAGGGTAGGGAGGAAAATCAAAGTTCTTCATCACCATACAGTCAATGTCAAGAATTAATAATTGATCAGCATGACTTAAAAGAAAAGGAGCAACGAGGAAACGCAGAGATGCGTATAATGCTCTTTTCTGCTCATCATTATACTGCGAAAGATCTGCATCTTCAAATGTATACGTGACATGCTGTGACACTCGTGAGTTAAGATAACATGCGAGAGCAAATACCTCATCATCTGGATTCATTACGTGAATATGAATATTTGTGCTACTGTTTTCACCGATGCTACTTACAAAAGCAGGAGCAAACTTTTTAAAATATTTGGCATCACAAGCAGAAAAAAATACTGCACCAACTGGAACTTCACCATAACGTCTATTTTTCATCATTCACCTTGTGTTACATCAAAACCGTTTGCCGCACGATATCCTTTTTGTGATTCTTTTTGATATGCAATCCATTGCTTCGATTCATATGCTTGTGGTAAATACCCTGCATCCAATGCTTCAGCATACATTGAGTCAAACAAATCTTGCACATCTTGACGACGATGTGGACGAATCTCACCATCGTACCAATGTTTCCTTCCGGTCTCCTCCAGTCGAGGAATCGCATACTTAAAATGCATCTGCGTACTCATATCAGTATAGTGCAGAATCTTGATTTTGTCAAGTTCGTCGTTTTCACCATCAAAATTATTCCACTGACGATCAAAAACTTGTTCTAGGTGTGGATGTTGTGGTAGTCCATGTGCGAGTTGTTGATGTGCATATGGTGCATTGCGAATCTGATCTACAGAAGGAATTACTCCCTTTGCTCTTTCACAGTTCCACTTTGATACACAAAATCTCCATCCACCTTTACCCATAATGATCGCAGTATCATTCCACGGTTCGTTCCAGAGTTCTGCGAGATCATGCATAATAATCATATCACTATCCATGTAGATTGCTTGACCTTTAAATGCACAGAACTCTGGAATACCCCAACGGAAACCAGAGAAAGGAGTTGCCCATGTTTCAGACTTCCAACCATACCAAAACGACTTGGGATCAGTTGAGTGTTTCATCCAGTGAATATTGATAGGCAATGATGAGTGCTTACGTGCAGTGTACTCTAGTACCATCTGCGATTCTGCGTCCTCACCGTTAGGTGCGCATCCTACAAATAACTCAATCGTTTCTGACATATACCATACCTGTTCTTTGCATAAACGGTTTTCTCATTGCACTGTTCTGTCTGATATATGCAGTGTCTTCTTCGTTAAGTGCAAAACCATAATCAGAGAACTTTTCAACCCAATACTCTTGTGGTTGACAGTTGACATGATGATGACCGTCCCATCCCGGAGGAGCTGCTGTACAGACCACATAATTACATTTTTTGTAAGTTTCCATGATGTTTGGTAGGAAATCTTCGTACACGTGCTCAAGAAATTCGACAGACCAACCTAGATCATACTCACCTACATTGGGCACTCCTTCTGTAAAATCATGAAGAAGAACTTCCACACCTTTATCCGACCAGTCTTTACGCAAAGTATAATCACCGTCGATGCCTTTGGCAATCAAACCCCTGTCCCTAGCAATTTGAACCATATCACCCGGACCACAACCAACATCCAACATAGATTTAATGTTGTACTTATTTTTCAAGTATACTAAGGTTGATCTGTCCGTGTGTACTCTATTAAGATGTCCACCCAGATGTTCTGGCAACTCACTCATCACTTATATCCTTCACGTGTGTTTTATGTATTTTAACTTGTATTATACCATTATAGTAATCATCACGCAAGAGTACTTTTCTGTCAACTTGCTCTTGGAGTTCCATATATGATAATTGACCTTTAGTCTTACAGAGATGGAGTATTTCCCTACGAAAAGATGAACCAGATTCAATAAGTGCCTTAACCTCGTCACTTGATCCATAGTAAGTTTTCCAGTCCGATTCTTTAATAACTGTTCGTTTGCGGGTCTTACCTTTGAGTGGAGGAATTTTACGTTTTGATTCGAATAATTTCTTACCCACATATTTTTTGCCATTCGTGTCTGTTATAAGATAAACAAACCCTATGTAATCTCCGATATCCTCAGAGGTAAAGGGTTTGTTTTTATACATCCACGGGTTTTCGTAATCATGGTTTCCAATCGTCGTCAAATTCAAATTCTTCCATACCGTCCACATCTTCAGACACATCTTCTTCCATATCGGTCAAATCTATGTCTGTGCCACAAAAAGGGCAATAGATGGGTTTTATTGAGGAATCATCTATAGATTCTGCAATTGAAATTTCATACTCAGTATCACAAGCATCGCATTCCAATTCGTATACAATATGATCCATCTATTGTCTCCTGTTTTGTTTATTTATTATGCGGCGTATGCGTCGTCCCAAGAACCAGTCAGTCCTGCGACTTCGTATTCTGTGACACGGTTTTCGAAAAAGTTTGTGTGGTCAGCACCATTTAATACCCACTCTAACCAAGGCAGTGGATTTTCACGAACATGGAAGTTTGACTTCAGTCCAAGTTGGAGTAGACGACGGTCTGTAATGTAACGAATGTAAGTTTTCACATCCTCTTTACTCAGTCCTTCGATGTCTCCCATTTCATATGCAAGGTCAATGAACTTGTCTTCAAGTTCTACTGCCTTACGTGACATTACATAAATTTCACTCTTAAACTCATCATCAACAATGCGAGCATGCTCTTTACAGAATGAACGGAATAGTTTAGAGTTGCCTTCAACGTGCATTGATTCATCACGAATCGACCACTCGACAACCTTACCCATACCTTTCATCTTACCGAAACGTTGGAAGTTCAACAACATCACGAACGATGCGAACAGTGCAACACCTTCATTGAATACAGACTTCGCAAGACACAATCCCAGTCCCCTTTGAGTTGACGGATCTGCTTCCATGATGAAATCGATCTTGTCTACCATCTCTGTGTACTCAAGAAACTTATGATACTCTGACTCAGGCAATCCAAGTGTCTCGTTCAACAATGCATATGCACGTTGATGAATACCTTCTCGTGCGGCAAACGAACCAAGCATGTTACGTACTTCATTGTTCTTGAACTTCGGAATAAACTGATCGTAGTAATTCTGTCCTACTGCAACATCCGACTGTGTAAACAAACGCAGAATGTTTGTCACATAATCCTTTTCAACTGTAGTCATCTTACCACCTTTCCAATCAGTGACATCTTCTGATAGATCAATCTCGTCCTCGATCCAGTGTGCCTTTTCGTGACGTGTAGTAATCTCCACTGCCCATGGATAATGGAATGGTTTATATGTCGCAGAAAATTTTGTGAGACCACCAGACTTCTTCTTTAAAATGTCGTCTGCTCGTGACATCAAGTCATCATAACCACCAATGCGTTTATCATCGATAAAAATTTGCGGCATAGAATTAACTCGACGTTCTTCTGTGCCTTTTGTAATCTCTTCCTTATTACCATTCAATTTTTGATAAAAGGCAAGTCGTTGTTCTTCTTCATCCAATACATTTTCTGTATATGTAAAACCATGTCCATCAAACCATTCCTTTGCTTTGACGCAGAAAGGACATCCCGACTTTGAATATACTGTTACTTCCATATTTACCCCTGACATGCTACGCACTCTTCTTGTGATTGTGTTTCAGAGAATTCTACCAGACGGTCTCTTTCTACCTTCTGTGCAACATTCTCTGCTCGATTT